GAGATGCTGCCGACCGTGGGGAATGCGTGATGCGTGTGCTAGACTTATTCAGCGGTATAGGGGGATTTAGCCTTGGACTTGAAAGAGCCGGAATGCGAACCGTTGCTTTCTGCGAAATCGACCCGTACTGCCGGCGCGTGCTCGCCCGGCACTGGCCAGATGTCCCTGTTTACGATGACGTGCGAACCCTTACCGCAGCGCGGCTTGTGGCCGACGCCGACAATCAACGGCAATTACAACAAGGCGGGACTGTCAGCCAAAAGCGGGGACGGATTAGCGACTGCGGTATCGATGTCATCTGCGGCGGCTTCCCCTGTCAGGATATCTCGACCGCCGGCAAGGGTGCAGGCATTACCGGGGAGCGCAGCGGACTATGGAAAGAGTACGCCCGAATTATTGGGGAAGTTCGACCCCGCTACGCGATCATTGAGAACGTCGCAGCTCTGCTTCATCGAGGGATCGGAGACGTTCTCTACGACCTTTCCGCGCTCGGGTATGATGCGGAATGGCACTGTATTCCAGCTAGCGCCGTTGGTGCGCCTCACCGACGCGACCGGGTCTGGATCGTGGCCTACGCCAACGGGATCAGCGGACCACCACGGACTGGCAACACCGTCAAAGGGTCGCGAAGGCGGGACGCTAACGGAAGCAGTTTCAGCGCGGACATGGCCGACGCCGACCAGCCGCGACTGGAAGGATGGCTCCGCGCAGGCCTGCGCCAATGTGCCGAGCAACAGTCTGCTGGGCAGGGAAGTGCATCTATTCCCGACACCGACAGCGAACCGCCGGGACGGCCTGCAATCGCATGGGGTGAACGTGGTCACTGGCTCGTTGAACCCGATGTGGGTCGAGTGGCTGATGGGGTTCCCGCTCGGGTGGACCGACTTAGGTCGCTCGGCAACGCCGTCGTCCCGCAAATCCCGGAAATCATAGGCCGTGCGATCATGGCCACGGCCTGAACGCAAAAACGCCCGGCTCTGGGGTCTGGGGGACATGAGCCGGGCGCTTCCACACACACAAACACAACAACGAAGCCCGGCCAGTATAGGGCTGGGGACCGGAAGGGGCAAGCGATGCCGCGCACATTGATCTGGTGGTCTACCGGGGCGGCTAGCGCCGTCATGGCGCAATTGACCCTGCGACAGACCCCGGACGCCATCATTGTTCGTTGCGAAACCGGCAATGAGGATCCGGACAATTACAGGTTCGAGGCCGACATCATGCGGTTGCTTGGCCGAACCATGACCCTGCTTCACTCCGATGAATATACCGATGTTTGGGACGTCTGGCAGAAGCGGCGCTACATGTCAGGCGTTGCCGGCGCGCCGTGTACCGCCGCCATGAAGATCGCGCCGCGGCTAGCCTTCCAGAAGCCGACCGATATCCACGTCTTTGGCTATACCGCAGACGCGGAGGATGTTGCCCGCTTCGAGCGCCTGAAGGCCAACTATCCGGAACTGGCTGTTCGCGTTCCACTGATCGACCAGGGTGTGACCAAGGCCGGTTGCCTGGCGTTGGTCGAGCGCTGGGGCGTAGCGCTGCCACGCAGTTATGCGATGGGCTTCCCCAATGCCAATTGTCTTGGGACCGGCTGCGTCAAGGCGACGTCGCCCGACTATTGGAGCCTGTACCGGGCCAGATTTCCGGAAGCCTTTGCGCGCACGGCGGCTTACGCCCGTGAAATCGGCTGTCGGTTGGCACGCATTGATAACGTGCGGGTGTTCATCGATGACATTCCGGCTGATTGGCCGGTGACGCAGCCGATTGTCCCGGCTTGCGACTTTCTCTGTCACTTGGCCGAAACCTAGAATTTCAGCGGCGCCACCGCCCCCAGCAAGCCGGCGATGATGTAGACCACGACCAGCACAACAATGACGATGATTAGCACCCGAATGATCTGGGCGAACGGCGCCGGCATCGGGATCATCGGCAGCAGCTGCTCGACCGCCCATAGGATCACGCCCAGGACGATCAGCGTCAGGATAATCGAGACAAGGGTTCCGATCATGGCTAGTCCTCCTCCGGGTTATCGACCGCCTGCGGCATCGGCTCTTTAGGTGGCTGGGGATCCGCCTTGCCGTCGTAATCCAGATCCGGAATTCCCTGGTAGAGCAGGCTCTCGCTGGCGCGCCGCCGCGTTAGTCCGGCGAGGACTTTGCCTCCTCCTTTATTCCATTTGTGAAATTCTTTGGCGGCTCCGGCGTGGTCTCCGGCATTGACCTTTTTAAGCAAAGTTGAGCGAGAAAGATTTCCCTCTCCGCAATTGTAGCAGAACGACACCAGCGCATCGAACTGATGGCTATTGAGAGGCACAGTGACGAGCTTGCGTACACTTCGCTCGAACGCCTCCATATCTTTAAGAAACGCCTCGTCGCATTGCTCACGGGTCCATCGAGTAGATGCATCAAATTTATGCCCTCCGTGGTGCGTCGATCCCCAGCCCAGAGTGAGGACATTTGCTGGACATTTATACGGCTTGTATAAATTGGAGCCGCACTTCTCTAAAATTCCCTCGAAGTGTTTTATGAGATTTGCGCCTGCTGGCGTGAGCTTGAGATGTGCATTCATAGCGTCACCTATGCTACAAAACGCAACGGGCCAGTGCTCAAACACTGACCCGTCACTTTCCACAACCGCTCGGTAGAGGAGCTGTCATGAACCTGCGTGGACCTAAGCCTACTCACGGCTGTACAGGTACTAAAACTTACATCGCTTGGATTAACATGAAATCCCGGTGCGCCAAGCACCGGCATTCTATGTCGGGATATTACGGTGATCGCGGCATAGAAATCTGTAAGCGATGGCTGCACAGCTTCGAGAATTTTCTTGCCGACATGGGCGAGAAACCCGCTGGTCTCACCCTTGAGCGTATCAATAACAATGCGGGATATAAGCCGAGTAATTGCTGCTGGGCCACAGTAGCAGAACAGTGTCGTAATACACGACAAACAAAACTTACGGCTGAAAAGGCTGCATTCATACGAACCGATGCCCGCTCCAATGTTGCTCTCGCAAAAGAACTCGGGGTATCGCCCACACTCATCCAGTCGGTACGATCCAAGAAGATATGGAAATAGCTTCATGGCTCTACCTCCTCGGAGGCGGTTGCGCTGGCTGGTTCAGGATCGGTGAGCTAGGCGCCAGTGGTGATGGCGGCGGCACGGCCGTCAGCCGGTTGGACATCTCCAGCAGTGCCTCGAATTCCGCCTTGTGCATCGCCAGTAACTCGGATTGCTGCTTGGTTTGCTGCTGCAACAAATTATTCAAGTGCGTTGACTGCCCGGTAATCAAAATCTGAAGAAAGTAGATCGCCGCGCCGACGCCGATGGCCGTCAAGACGATTAGCCCCAGAAGGTAGGGCGACTTACCCAAACCTGAAATCACCGCATCGCTGGTGATTGCGGCGAGCTGCACGGTGCTTACCGGCAACTCCCGGCGGGGTGGGTTCTGATCGACGTTAGACATTGATCTCTCCACCACCGTCGTTTCGGTGAGTGTCATCATCCGCTCAACTTTTTTGCGAAATCCTCTAGCGTCAACGGCGGCGTGCCTTCCTGCGTGCGCAGACGGTTCTCGTGGTCAAACAGGATCTGCTGTTCCTGCGTCGGTGCTGGCGGCGCGACTTCCGGCTCGACGTAGGCGTCAGGCACGCCGCCGGCCTCTTTCCACTGGATGTAGCCGGGCTGGAATTGATCGCCGTTGTAGTCGCGGTTGGCCATGTCGGGCGGGATGCACGCTTTATCCCGTTCGCGAATGACGGCGCAGGGTTCTTCGCTTGCGGTGAGTTGATATTCGGACATCGTTAGAGCCTCGCGTTCAGTACGATAGCAACAGCCACCATGGCATTAATGGTCCAGTTTCCTGCGCTGTTGTACACAGCTACACAGGTAGTCGATGGCCCTGCGGGGGCAGTGAGAGTTGTAAACGTGCCTGCGTTACCCGAATTAACGTTAAAGGAACCAGTTACAGCCGGCGTAGCACGCATGACCACCTTATACGGATAAATCCCCCCGCACGAAAACGCCGAAGCCGTCAACCCAAGCGGTTCATTACTAGCTTTGTAATAATACCTCTGACACAACGCCAACTCGCTCGCATAATCCGGCACCTGAAACGGCGGCGCGACGCTGCCTTCGGTGAGCGAGACGTCGAACAGCTCGAAGATGTTGCTCGTGCTACCCATCAGGTTGAACTGGTTGGATGTGGCGATGGCGTTAGCACCTGCCCAAGCGTTGGGTGCTTGTTGGTAGGTTGTCCCACTCATCAAGGTCCAACCTACTTTCAGTCCCGGCCCGTTGTTTCCAAGCCACGTGCCGGTAGTATCAAGTGGGATAACTACCGATTTTACGACATCAGTATTGGCCTCGCCTGCGGCAATGACATACTCGGCAACATAGCTTCGGTTGGCCGCGTTATTTTGCAAGCTAACGCAGTACGTCCCGGCTGGAGCTTTGACGCCGAACTGGATCGTGATTGTTTTTGCTGTTGCGAAGCCGTAGCCAAGTTCTGCGCACCGCAATCCTTCGATGGTTTGCAGAATGGCGACATTATCCGTTGCCGCCACAGCGGCATCAGCCACAGCAACAGTTACCCTTAGTCTATTCAGTGAACCTGATGGAGTTATGTTGCTTACTGTTTGTTGCGCATTGTAGGTACCGCCAAACCCACTCCAGACGCCAAACATATCGACAGGGTAATAGCCGCTCGCCGACCCCGCCGTCGTCCCGTTCTCCTGCGAAACCTGCATCGCCCCGTTGATGATGTAGTTTTTCTTGCCGTAGTTGGCCGGCTTGGTCGGCGTCGGCAGGCTGGCGGCGGCGTAGCTCAGCCACTGCGCGCCGTCCCAGCGATAGGTCGGCTGTCCGGTGACAGGAGGGTCCGGATAAAGCTGGCCTACGGTCGGCGAGGCCGGGAAATCAAGCGGGGTGAGTGCCATGATCAGAGCCTCGCGTCGGCGGTGTAATGCCCGTAATGACCGGCACCAACAGTTAACCCG